CATCTGCACCGCGAAGGTTGTAGTCATTTAAGAACTCAACAGCATACACACCTTCATCCGAAAGGAAAAACATAGCATTGCCTTTCATGACAACGCTTTTCTTAGCTAAGCACCCGACTTCGTTAGTCAGCGCAGTCACACGGGTGTCATTTAAGCTCCCAGTAGTGCCGCTGATAAGGTGCAAGCTATTGCGATTAAGGACAACTAGTTTGTCATCGTAAAATCCCTGCATTGCCACAAGGTAATCTGCAGTGCCACCAGTAATTCGGAACTGATTGGCAATCTGGTCAAACGTATGGCTATCTAAAATGTCCGACACAGCAATCTCGTCGGTGATATTTCTATCTGTATAGACGGGTGAATTATACGTTCCACTTGGAGCGTAGTAAAATGGCACCCATAATCTACGCTGGAAGTAAACACCCCATGGCGGAGCAGGTTGATGGATGAATCCTAGACCTTCGCTGAAGCGTCCACCGAACTCAACTTGTAATCCACCGCCAAGTGAAGCTAAATCAGCCACAGGGGCAATAAAGGAGATATTGGTAGTGGTAGCACTAAGCACCTCAAAAGACTTACCAGAGATAGCACTGAACTCAGGGACGGTAGTCTCGTAGATGACAATGGTATCTCCTGCTATAATCGTTGTATTTCCTGTAACTGTGAGGCTTACTACGCCACCAGATACTAATCCATCATTTCCAACAGTAGTAAATATCTGCGGTTGCGTGTAAGTTCCTCCAGGAACAAGCGTAAACCCCGCCATCAACACGCCACTTGTAACCGTAAAGGTTTGCGTCTGTGAAGTGGTGAAGATGTAGGTGAACGTATCTTTGCTTGTAACTGACGCTACTACGAATGTTCCATTCGGCTCAGTGCCGCCAGTAAGTCCACTGACTACGATGCTATCTCCTACGGTTAATCCGTGGTCATTTACACGCATAGTCACAGTAGTTGTCCCTGCCTGACTTGCGCTCTCGATCTGACGACCATTAGGGAACCACTCAAATCCTTGGAATCCACCACGGAACAGATACACACGATCAAACGCTTGTATCATCTCTGTGTCTCCCGTTAAGGACTGACCTTCTGGATATTCAATATCTTGCGTGGTATAGCCATCCAGATCCACCAAGATTGCCTTCGTGTCCAACGCCAGCACAATGCTCTCTGCATTCCCTGTGTTTGGATCACTGAACAAGCAAGATGCTCTGACGTTGACGTTGGCAGCATCGTTGATAGGTGTCCCTGATAAGGTTCCTGTCTGGTCACTGATGGAGGTCAATCCAGCTACCGTATATGTCAGCGTATCTACGCTTGCTACAGTCAACTGAAAGTCACCATTCATCTCGACATCTCCAGCTAACCCAGCTACGCGAGCCAGTGCCGTGCCAGTCAACCCATGACCAGTAATCGTAATCGTAACTACGCCAGCAGTAACACTCGCAGCAGTGATGCTTTTAGCTGAATCAATTAGAAAGAACGGAATCGTAAGTGGGCTACCACCGCTTGTCAGAGAATCTGTCCTAGCGACAACTCCCTTGCGAGGCTTCCAATATCCTTCCATCCTTCCATTCAACGACTCACGCACCTCACCAACTTCTAGCTGGTTCAACTGCAATCGCTGATTTACACTCAGAAACCCACCATCCCCATCTGAGGATTGCGCTTCGTCCATCGCACTGCCACTCTGTGCAAACTGACTCATTATGCGTAATAGGCAATAACGGAACCATTAGCCAAGTTAATCGAACTAAATCTGCCACCAATGCCAATTCCAGCAGGAACTGTCACTCCAGCAATATTAGAAAGATCAGCAATGTTGCTACTGGTGATATCGTTAAACACTGAGTCTGTAACAACTTGTATCCAACGCCAATTACCATCAATCTGGCCTGTTGCTTCGTCAATGTATAAACCTCCACCTTGTCCTTGTAAATCGTAGCTAATAGGGCTGCTCATGCGCGTGTTTTATCATTTTGTGAGGATTTGTCAAGTAGCCATTTAGGCATTTTTTCGGAGGGTGGGGAACCAATAGCTATATCCGTAGGCAGCGCGCTCTCGACCCCCGCCCCCCCCTGTTCATCCTCACACCACTCACCCGAACACGCAAACAAACGTTCGCTTGAATCATCCGCTTGCATCGCCTGGCACAACCGGAGCGGCAGCACGATAGAACCGGAGCGCATCGCCTGGAGTATCACCGGAGCGCATCGCCTGGCACGACAGCACCGGAGCAACCCCACAGCACCGGAACGACAGCACCGGAACGCTTGGCATGGTAGCACCGGAACGACAGCGCCGTCCACACGTCCGAACCTGCACCGCTAACGCATCCAACGCTTGTTTGAATCACTCGCTTAATTGTCCTGGTATCGCGCCAAATCTAACGAGAAAATTATTTGCTTGACATGTTTTGAGAATTGCTTGTATAATCGGTACAAGAAACAACGGTTGATAATGCTTGTGTTGATAACGTCTCATGCTTGGTGATTGAGCCCGATTATTGAGTATATTTTATAGAGTGGGTGAATAGGTTTTCCCGATGCTTTCCCTTAATACTTTCCCTGATGATTTTCCCCTTGATTCTTCCCTTGATTCTCTCCCCTTGATTCTCTCTCGCTTTCCTCGCTTGATTCTCTGCCAGATCAGCCTTGAATTGATGCTTTGTTCCTCGCTTTCCTCACTCGTTCTGTGGAATGCTGAAAAAATCTTATGCAATAAACCCTTGAGAATGAACAGAAAATAAGAAAAGTGAAAATAGTTGTTAAAATGTTGTAGACTATGCCGCGAGATTTGCTAAGTTTGCCCCGCCGCGATGAACACAGCGGCATAACACAACATGAACATGAACACACCGAAAACACCAACATGCGAAGACGCGCCAACTTGCCCCGCATGCGGCGAGCTTGCCCCTTTAGCACTCATCACTGCCAGCAGTGGCGCAACATGGATTAACTGCGCATGCGCTCCCTGTGGCATGGCGATGAGCGAAAATAACCACTGGACCAGCTACCTTGGCGGCGTAACAAAAAACAAATAACTGTAACTCGAATATGACACCATTACAGACACTTAGAAAACACGTTACAGGCAAGATCGAAAGCGGTGAAGCCGTGGCTATCGTGGGAATAACTGCCAAGCCTCGCTATGAACTGCTGGATGACATGGAATGCGTAGTAGCAACCGCTGACAGGTTGCAAGACCTAGCCTATGCATCCGCTCTACAGCATAACCGCCGCCCTATAGTTTACGACACCGTTACGGGTAAGACTTGCGCTATCCCTGAAATTGAAACAAGCCACTGATGAGATCTGGGCAAGGATCGAAACCCGCAAGGGTCTGGCAATGCCAATCAACTACAACTATAACTTAAATATGAACACAGCAACACAACTAACAACCGATAACTTTAAGCGCATCGACAACGATGTTAACGGCAACCCTCGCTACTACCTCCCGATCTACCTCGCCACAGAATCAGCGGCACGCAAGCTTGGAGCCGTGAAATATCGCGGGAAGAAATACGGCGCGGGCTGGGTGTTTCAATCCTACGCATTGCAAGGCGATGTTGATGCTTTGAACGCTAGTCACTAACACAACACAACACAACATATGAACACACAAACACATTCCCAAACGCTTTGTATTTATCAGCCAGGAAAACCCTACATTGAAACCGCTAGCAGAGAAACGCCGCCGCGCAACTTAGACGGTGAAACGTTCGATGTGGTCCTTGCACGCCTCAACAACAACTTGAGAGAGGGCGAGCCAGCTTTTCAGATTGTCACCCTAGACGACGCAGCCGACCAGATCGAGGAAATCAACCGCGCCAAATACTGTGGACCGTGGAAAGAGATTGACAAGGAGACGTGGTGGGACGCTCTGGAAGTCCTACCGCCTGAAAAATGGCAGACCGTCGGGGGCGTGGAGCTTTTCCGCATGATGGAGTATCTGACAGGCAGCATAACAGCACACTACGCCCGACTTGACAGCCGTTACTTCACACGCAACGCCAGCACCGCCACACCCTACGCACAGCTTGCCGCCGAGGTTGCCGCGCTTTGATTGCCTCGCCCGTTGTCCTCTCCACGGGGAGGGCATAGGGCGGCGCAAACACCGCAACACAACACAAGAAAATCATGAAAATTACAATCCACTCGAAAGCAATTGACAACGGCAAGCAACACGTTCTCAGCGTTCCTTTTCTCGGGACATTCACCATTGACCAGAAAGATCGAAATCGTGCTATTGCTTTCATCCACAGCAACAACAAGGGGGAATCTCTGCATTTTCTCCGCCAATTACACATTGAAAACCTACAAAAGCAAATTGCCAAAAAAGAAGCTCAAATCCTCGTAACGCTATGAATCCAACTTGCTCACTAATCCGCCGTCCTATCCGCCGCAATCCATGGCGGAAATGGCTCACCACCACCGCTGAAATCATCGGGGGTATTCTCACGATTGCTCTACTTGTAACATTCACCATCCTAGCACTAGCACTATGACCACATTCGCAGCACTATCACAGCGCATCCGCGCCGCCGTATCCACTGCCGATCTCAAAGCATTAGAAAAGCGATGCGATAGGCACTATGCGGCAGGCACTATCACACCGAGCGAGCTTTCCCGCTTGGATGTGTCAATCATGATGCGCATCGCGCTACTTAACCAATAAAAACAACACAAGACATCATGAAAAAAGAAGAAAAAATTCTCGCCTATGAAATTGTAGGACACAAAACCAGATATACCACCTGCAAGAGACAAGCTGAAGGACTAGCAGCTTATCATTGCGGCAACATATCAGAGAAAAAAATACTAGTCCCCTTTTTCTTGCTGGTATCAAAATTTGATGAAGATTATGTAATGCAAGAAAACTAAGCAATACAACACAACACAACACAACACAAGCAAAAAATGAATACACAGCAATTTCAAAAACTCATTCAATCCGTAACTGGACGACCGCTCACTATCGAAACCAATTCCGAGGAAATAGAACTTGAAACCAAGATTGTAATTTCCAGACCATGGAAAAATGGGAAAAATGCTTTTTCCTTTGAGTGGAAAACACCGAAAAAAGAAGATTCGTTACTCCGAAGCTTCATCACCGCTTTTTGCTCTAAATATCGCGAACCAGACCCCGCAACATATTCCCGTAACTGCTCTGTATACGGTGACACTTGGGCAAGGCATGAAGAAGCATGGAGCAATCCTGAAACTCGCTGGAACTGCTCGCTGTGGAATCACCACGCAGGACATATGACTACTAAGGACAAGTTGAAAGCGCAAGTCATCGCCAACTTTGCAAGTTTTGACGCTGGAACTGCTCGCCTTGGTTTTTACGATACACACTACGGCATCGGGATATTTACAATCTACGGGGGTGATTGGGTGCAGAAAAGCCTTTCGGCAATGTCAGACTATCTGAGAACCAAGTCAATCCCCTACCGTAACGAACTCTCTGATGCTGGTTGGGTTACTCGTTTTGTCATAAATATCGACAAGACCGCTCACGCATCTTTATTACGCGCGTTTTAAGCCACTGACGAGCCTGAGGCGACAGGCGAAACCCGAAAGGGTCTGGCAAACGCCAATACAAACTATGATACTATACCAGAAAACAGAAGAACCCCTCGTAATCATAACCGACAGCAAGACAAAAGACGTGCAGACTAAAAAACTAGTCGGCACTTACTTCAGAATCATTCCCCCCGCAAATGATCGCGTAAATTTTGTGCTGACATGCTCAGAAATGCACGTCGACAGATGGGCATCGGCTACAGATTCAACAATGATCATTTCTGAGAACCTAAGAAAACAACTAGTCTCCTTGTTCGCATGTTAATCGACAACAAAAGCGCGCTGATACAATCCGTTGCGGATGTTCTCGGGGTGACTCCCGAGGCTATCGCGGGCAAGCGTAAACGGTTCGCCGAGGCTCTCGCAAGGCAGATCGTCATGACGTTATGGAGTGAGGCGCACTCGCTCCAGGACTCAGCCGAAATCGTAAACCGCACCCATCACACCGCAGCATTTTACGCACGGAAAAAGACTTATGAACGCTTGCACTATTGCGAGAAGTCAAAAGAGCGAATGCATAAGATACTGCAAAGATATTCAGAAATTATACTTGAACAAACCACAGAAACCACTAAAAACAACACTTGCGAGGCGTGAGCCAAGCAATCAACACACAAGCACTATGGAAGAAATACAAAATCTAACAGAAGAACAGGCAAAAATTCTACTGCGATATGCGGTGGATACCTTTAGAAGTGATTCGTTATTAACTGGCACTCACATTGAGAACAGACGCTACGACTTCATTACCAATAAAATCAAAAACCTTAGCAAAGAAAATACAGAAAAATGAACCTAGAACACAGCACACCTGAATTGTTTACCGCCCTAGCAAAAATGCAGGGAGAGGTAGAAAACGCCACAAAAGGCTCGCTAAATCCACATTTTAAATCGAAATATGCGGATCTCGCCGAAGTCCTGAACACCGTTCGCCCAGTATTGGCAGCAAATGGACTATCAGTGATTCAATCGCCATCGTTTGACGGTGCTATCTGTCATGTCACCACCACTATCGCCCACAGCGGTGGAGGGTATATCTTCGGCACCATGTCATGCGTCCCAGCTAAAATGGACGGGCAAGGCGTAGGAGCGGCAACGACCTACCTTCGACGCTATTCGCTCGCCGCAGTCTGTGGAGTTGCCCAGGAGGACGATGACGGACAATCGGCAGCGCATAATCGCCCTGCTGTCTATCCGCTCATCTCCAGCGGTGAAGCTGCCAGAATCCGCGAGAATATCGAAGCCCTTGCTATCGACGAACCCGCATTTCTGAAGCACTATGGCGTAACAGCAGTCGCACAGCTAACCACTGACAAAATCGCCAGCATTGACAAAGCATTTGCAATCAAAGCTAAAGCCGCAGCGAAAGGAGGTGAGGCATGAGCAAGATTAAAGATGGCGGGGCGGCTTTTCCACTACCTAAACAAGTTTTCGGTGAAAATATACACCTTGAATATATAGATAAAGGAATGACTCTGCGCGACTACTTCGCGGCAGCGGCTTTGCAGGTATTGCTTGCAGATGGATACCATAAAAGCTATAAGTATTGTAACGTTGCCGAAGATGCTTACATGCTTGCAGACGCAATGATCGAAGCCAGAAAGGGGACACAGCCATGATGACACACGACGAAATGATTGCGGTGATTACGCATCACAAGAATGGAGGCAAGGTAGAATATAAAGACCACAGTGCTGAAATATGGACTGAATTATATGCTAAACCACTCTGGAATTTTGCACATCATGACTACCGCATCAAACCAGAGCCGATGGTAATATTTGCAGAGGTAAGCTGCATCACTGGGCAAGTATTGCGAGCAGGCTTAGAGCCAATGTTCCACCTTGCGGATAAGACAACCATTAAAAAATTCATCGAAGAACAATGAAAAACGCAACTATTGAATACAATCTAGGCAGAGCTTACTACTCACGCTCCGCATCGCCTACAAACCTGTCAGGACCTGTCAGCAAGTCACTACTATGGGATTTCAACCAATCCCCCTACAAGTGGCGACACAGCACAGGCAAAGAATCAACCCGCGCCATGGATCTTGGCACGCTGATTCATGCAGCGATACTAGAGCCAAACATCCCACTAGATGAAATCGCCGCAGTATCGCCATTCTCCGACTTTCGCACTAAAGCCGCGCAGGAATGGCGTGACGATGCGCGAGCCATGGGGAAAATGATTGCCACAGGTGCCGATATCGCCGCCGCCAGTGGGTGTGAAGCGGTCTTTTCCGAGGACTACGCACAACGCTTTGCAGGTAGCTACAAATCCGAGGTGGCAGTTTTTGCCACTATCGGCGCAACTGAGATTAAAGGCATGATTGACCTCGTGCCTGACAATCTTGATTTGCTGGTGGATCTGAAAACTACTGCGAAAATCGGCAGTCTGCGGAACATTACCAACACTATCATTGACCGAGGCTACCACTGGCAAGCTGCCCTCTATCTCGACTTGTGGAACGCTGCCACAGAAGAGAAACGCACACGCTTTGTCATCTGCTTCATCGAGGTGGATGCACCGCATGAGTCGGCATGGGTGGAAGTCTCACCTGAACTGATTGAGGCAGGGCGCATCGGATACATGAATGCGCTTGCGAAGTGGCAAGCGTGCTGTGCCACGGACACATGGCCGCGCCAGCATGAAGGAATTACCACTATCGAGAAACCAGCTTACCTATAAACCCAAAACAGGGGGAGCGCATCTTACACGCTCACTATACCACTATGAGAAAAAAATATGATGCAGTTGCCACCGTGGGCAAATACACGAAGGACGGAATAGAGAAAAAGCGATATTTGACCGTAGGAGCGGTTTTTGAGAGCGATGAGGGTAAACTTACCCTAAAGCTGGAAGGAGTTCCTGTATCGCCCGATTGGAGCGGTTGGATCTCATTCTACGAGCCGAAGCTGGGATACACTGGAACAACTGAAAACGACCCACCGCCATTCTAATGAGCATCTTCGACGACACACCGCTAGAAATCGGGACGCAATACTACGATAAGGAAATCATCGGGTGGAATCCTGACGAGAGAAAGTATCTAGTCGCTTGCCCACGCTTTCGCACGAATGAGCTTTGGCTCTCCAAGGAGAAGGTGGATGCTGAATATGGAAACAGTCTCATGGCAGGAGTAGAGTGCCGTGAGTCGAAGCCAGGGAGCAGCTACAACACCCGATACTTCAGAAGTCGGGTAGATAGCCCAGAATGAAAAATATCCTTGCCACCTCCATCCAATCATGCAAACTGACCATATGAAAACGCCAACGTATTCACCAGAAGAAGCAGAGAAAAACGGCTACAAGTCGATTACTACGCTTTACTTCTTCAACGATGAAGCAGACATGAAATATCTCTCTGCTGTGTTGGCTGACATGGCAAATGTTAAACATTGCCTGATAAAAACGCTCCGAGGAGTGGAGGTGGCAAGGCTTAAAACCGAGATCCTATGAATCTATTCCCAGAATTGCCAGAGGAAGAATCGCCCCGCCTGAAATGGATGAAAGCGAAGAACATCCACACGCTGAAAACCAAGGATAACAGATGGGTAGCATACAAAAGCGAAACACAGCACAATTTTACCCACGAGGATGAGATTGACGCTGTTGTCGGTCTTGCTAAGAAGCTAAAAATCAAACTCTGGAAAGAGTGATTGACTCCGCGCCCGATTATGCTACTTTTGCGCGTCTTAAACGACGCTAACTAACTTGCTTGCAGACCCCGTCAGCACCCACTGGCGGGGTTTTTGTTTGTAGATTCTGGATGCTTTCCATCTTGCCATTCAGCACTTTCACGACATCCAAACTTCAACACTCGATGGCGATACACGCCGCACTTGATGCACTTTTGCTCTGTTTCGACACCGTAGCCATTGCAAGCCGTTACCGACCAGAAACTTAGTCCTAGCGATACCGAGCCATGACGGCAGCGAAACCAATGCTTTATGAGTTGCTTAATTTTC